CTGGTTGGTATGTTTGCGATGGGGAAAATGGTACCCCAGATTTAAGAAACAGATTTGTTATTGGAGCAAGCGATACTTTTCCCCTCGCCGAGTCCGGAGGTGATTTTACAATAAAAGAGGAAAACTTACCAGAACATGTTCATCGGATATCACCGCCATATCTCTTTCAAGCTGAAACAAGCTCTATATACGCGATGACAGCGCCGAACAATCACCCACTTGCTTTGGCTGCCGGTGTCTCTGCGAAAAACGTGAGCCCCAACAACCCCTATTATCCCCCCTATTACGCACTTTGCTACATAATGTTTACAGGACAATAAATTGAATACTAATTTAAAAAGAATATAGTATTCAATAACTCAAATGGAACCTCCTACTTATTTATCGAATAAATACCCACACGAACGCGATTCTCACATTCATTTTGATGAGGGTCCGCATATTTACACCATAGATGGTGATAGCGATTATATGTCTGTAACAACATGGAATCATTCTCATTTTGCCCACTTTGATCCGGATGCTATTATTGAAAAAATGATGAAGTCGCCAAAATGGCCACAAAGCAAGTATTTTGGGCAAACGCCGGAAGAAATAAAGGCAGGATGGAATAAAAATGGTCAAGAAGCATCAAAAGCCGGTACAAAAATGCATTATGATATTGAGTGCTTTTACAATGATGAAAATGTTGAAGTAGAGGAAGATTGTATAGAATGGAAGTATTTTGAGAAATTTGAATCAGAAATTGGATCTAAATTGGAACCATACAGAACAGAGTGGATGGTTTGGGATAAGGAACTTAAATTGGCAGGATCGATAGATATGGTTTTTCGAAACCCAGATGGCACACTTTTGATCTATGATTGGAAGCGATGTAAAAATATCAAGAAATATAACAGATTTCAATCTTCAACAACTGAGTGTATCTCACATCTGCAAGATACTAATTTCTGGCATTATTCTCTCCAATTAAACACTTATAAGTACATGCTTGAGAAAAATTATGGGGAAAAGGTTGTTGGAATGTATCTTGTCTGCTTACATCCAAATAATCAAAATAAATCCTATCAGCGATTGAAAGTATCTCATATGAAACAAGAAATTGAGAATTTAATGGCTTTAAAAAAACAAATGCTCGAAGACCCGTCGTCGGCGTTATAATCTTAATCTAATTTATATAATGAATGCTTATTTACTGCTATTAGGATTAATACTTTTTATCATCTTATTAATTATTCATTTTAATACAGAAAAACAAATTGCTTTAAGGACACCTGCTGAATATGGTCCTCAAGAATATGTTATTTTAATAAGTCCTGATATAGATACAACTCTTTCAAAACAATTAAAACCAGAATTGATTACCAATGTAAATAAAGAAAGACTTTATGATATGGGTTTAGGTGAAGGCTTGAATACGATCGCGGATGTACAGGCACAGGAAATCAAGGCTCTTAGAGGAGGAACAAAAGTTATTATAATGTTTAGAAATAAGGAAAATTATAATATTTATATGAAAATAATGAAAAAACATGGTGTTAATTCATCCGATTTTAGGCCTATTTTTTGTAAAGATACGTGTGATATTTGGGCACGTGATACAGGACCTATTGTAGTTTATAATGCAAATAAAAGAGTTGGTATATGGGCGAGATGGGTGCAATGGGGATATTATCAACCTCCTGGTGTAATGTATGGACCTAATTATATTATTAAAAATAGCAACGACTTTGAAAAGGCCAAATTATTTGAACAATGGAGTACGTGTGATATTCCTAATAAAGTTGCAAAATGTATTTGTGATAATTTAGAAATCCCCACAGTTAGACCAATGTTAGGTGACTATATGTATGCCGGTGAATGTGGAAATAAAAGTTTTAATGGTAAAGGATCTTTAATATGTTCTGAAGTCGTGGAAATGCAAAGAAATCCATATTTAACAAAACAACAATTAGAAAACATATATAAGAAATATTATGGTATTAATCGAACCATATGGGTAGGGGCTGGTGTTGATAATGATACACAAGCTTTTAATAACAGCTCAGCAATAGATACTAAAACAAAACATGGCAATGGTATACCAAAATTAACTCCCCTAGAAAAAGACGGGAAGCGGGTATGGGTTCCAATAGGTACAGGCGGTCATATTGACGAATGGTGTAGATTTGTAGGAGATAATAAAATTGTATTATCATATGTTCCAAATTATGTAAAATTAGATAAAATATCCGAACAAACTAAAATAAGAATGGAACAAAACTACCAAATGATTAAAAAAAATTATCCAGATCTTGAAATATACAGAATTCCGGACGCGCCCTTGTTTTATGTAGATATAGACAGCACTGATGGGGCTTATTCTTTAATAAATTCACTTAAGACAACGCATACGTTTTTAAGCGATAAAATCACAATTGTTAGTGCTGGCTCGTATATTAACTATATGATAAGCAATCAAACAATAATATTGCCAAAATATCATGAAGAGGGCTCAAAACTGGCATCGGACGCAACTATAAAACGGACAGATAAAGAAGCACAAGATGTAATGCAAAAATTATTCCCAGACAGAAAAATAGTAAGAATTAATAATTTACCATTAAATTTTGGCGGAGGTGGATTTAATTGTACATGTAAACAGATTCCTGTTAAATTAAAGTAACTTTAATTTATATAATGAATGCTTATTTATTTATTTTCTTGAATTTTATGGTGGGATTTGTATCTGATATTATTTTAAACTTTTTATCTACAAAAGAAGGGTCCAAATATTTTAAATCTAGAATCATCCAATCTTTACGACCTTATTTTGATAAAAGAAGTGTTTTAAGGGCAGGATTAGATGCGGGTATAACTATAGTGGTTGTTTTGCTGTTTGTAATGTTTATGAGTAAGCTTATTTTAGGATTCACAGTTCCAAACGATATTATACAATTAAATTTCTTTTCTGTTATTGCTTTCTTCGCTGGATTTGCTGCAGATAAATTTATTGATGATTACAAAATTTTTGGCAATGATTTAGACCCCTATTATCAAGAAGCTGGTGTAGGATTGTGGGGAGCACTAGCTTTAACATTTGCGATTATAATAAGTTACATGAAACAAAAATTCTTAGTTAAATATATTATATGAACAACAAACAATTGGAGGAGAGGATTTGTAAATTGGAACAACGATATGAAAGAATAGAGCAAAAATTAGATCAGATATTAGAAATAATTGATACAAAAATATCAACCAGTTGCAATAAAATGAGTGGACATATCGATTTCGTTGAAAATGTGTATGATAATGTAAAAAATCCATTGGGGTTTATTTGTAATAGGGTATCCAAACTTATAGGATCAGATGAACAATATACACTAGAAAATCAAGAAGGAAGTATAGAAGAGGAGGAGTTTGGTTTGGAAGATTAAATAATATAGAATATAGCTTAAATAATTTACATTCTATATATTAAGATGGATGAATGTTTAGATATGCAGTCAGTTGACCTCAATTTTGGTCAAATGTTTTTTATGATGTTAGGATTTTTGCCAGTTATGATGTGTTTGCCTTGTTGGTTTGTGGCAAAATTTGTACATGAACCCGCGGTAAATGAGTATAAAAACCGTTATAAAGAATGGTTGGAAGAAATGAAGAAGCCCCCTCCTTATGAACACCGTTATCCAGTTGAAGAGTGTGACGATGATTCTATACAAACCGAAACAAAAATAAATAATTTAGTGTTGGATAAAACGCCTGACGGATATGTAGCAATGCGTTATAATGTTGATGAAGAAGGATTTGAATATTGGAGTGATAAAAACGTGACATATAAATATCTCGAAACCGTGGCTCGAAAATATGTGAATGCTTTTGATTGTCCGGGTATTTATATCAATCGAGGCAAACTATTGAAAGAAAAGCTAATGAAATTGCAAGAGGAGATTAAGAAAAATATTGAAGATGAGGAAAATAAAAAAGACGGCGAAGATGAGGAAGAGGAAAAAGAGGAAGAGGGTAATGTATTTGCGGATTTGAAAAAATACAATAGTTCTAGTAAAAGAACTAGTGAACTTAAGAAACGAATTACAAAAAGTGATATTGTATGCGATGAGGCAAATAAATATATTAAACGGGGCAAATTTTCAGATAATAAATCGTGGATGAAACCCAAGGAGATTGAAAAGGAAGGGTCTGGTACGTGGAGTTGGTTGGACTGGAAAAATTCTCAAAAATCGGATTAATATCGACGTGTAAATCTATTTCGATATTTATTGGTTTTACGCCTTTTTCTGCGTTTTCTTCTGCGTTTTTTAGTTTTTCGTTTTCTCCTTTTACTTGTTTTACGACGTTTTCCTCCACTTTTGGGCTTGACATCTGTGGTCTCCCCTTTCTCCTTGTCTTTTGCCGCCTGATATTTTTTAATTAATTTATCTAATGCGGTCATATCTACTCCAGGCACTGGTTTGCTCATTACTCCTTGAATTTCTTTTATATAGGCCTCTATTTTACTCTTTGCCTCCTCTTTATTATCAATATTTTCCAACTCAATTAAGTGTTCCATAATTTTTCCAAATTTTTCCATATTTTTTTTACTTCCGGATGAGTTGCAACAAAAAGCACCTGATATGCCTTCTATCAAGGGTACCATACTTTTTGTAAATGCTTCAAGTGCTTGTTGACTACCATTTTTTAATAAAGCAATGATTTGTTCAGGACCAACTGCCACGAGTAAATCGGTACCCATATTTGCAGCTACTGCTACAGCTTCTCCTATAATTGCCAACCCGGGTATAGGAATAATACTGAGAAGGAGTCCTATCATAGTTGCAGATAATTGAATTGCTAAAATAATACCCAATCCATTCTTTTTTAATTTTTCCCTCACAATTCCAATAAGGGCAGTGGGTACTTCATTTGGGTATTTTTTTAATAGTCTTTGTAAATCAGAGCGAGCCTTCATTGCGCCCGTGCTGTCCTTTCCTATAGCGACGACGAGAGTTTTTAAAACACTATTCATGGCATTATTTTTATGCCCTTCATCATTCTTTTTAAGTTTTTGAAAATGTGCGTTGATTTCGGATTTTGACTTAAGTTTTGATTGTTTTTTATTTTGTGTATGATATTTTTTTGCAAATCTTAAAAGATAATCATCAATTTGCTTATAAACATCCTCTTTAGTTTTTTGATAAAGTTTTTCAGCCATAGAATGGACGGTCATTATTTGTGCTTTTGCCTTAGCAGGTGATAATATTTTTGCACCACCCTCCATTTGTTTTTTCTGTGCGGCATTTTCTTTCCGACTTGGTGAAACTTGAATGAATTTACCATTCTTATAACTGGCTTGAAGTTTTTCTAATGCTTTTACTAATGGTGTATTCTTATCTTTAACTTTACCTATAAAATAACTCATCCACCATAAAAATCCTTTCTTTTTTTTTGTTTTTTTATTTTGTCTTACCATTTACTTATATATTGATGTTATTTTTTTTCAGCCATTTTTGAAAGCCGATGCTTTTAGATAAATTAAAAGAAGAACCTAAATATCCTTTCGCAATTTCATACGCTTTTTTTTCTTTATCTGTGAGCTGGTTTAAATATTGTGTTTGATACTCTTCTATTGTCGGCATGGTTTAATACTATTAAATAAATGATAAGTATTAAATCAATTTTTAGAAATGAAACAAATCAAATTTTGAATCTTAACATCAGAATCTTGCATTATCTTAGTAACGCTTGTATCAATACTATATCCGTTAGATAGTAGATAATTAAATAGCAAATTTATTTTATTAACGCACAAAAACTCACACGTTTGCTTAGGATTCAAAATAATATAGTAGCATTGATCTTCTGGACAGCATGGACTACGTTCTTGGAAGGGTGATAGTTTTTCTCGATTTGTTAATTTAGTGATATGCTTTAATACCTTATCTTTTGGTGGAGGGGATATTACAATAACTTTTTTATAACACTCATTATATCGGTCTAAATATACTTCCGCTTTTAATTGATACATCATATGATAATATGATGCGATAATAAAATTGAACCAGATTATATATGAGAAATAATAAGCATTTAACAATCCAATATGACTACATCAGACACAACAACGCTCCCAATTTATCGATATAAATTCTCAAATGAACTTATGGAACCTCTTACAGAGTTCTCTAGTAAGCATCGTTTTGATGAAGCTTCGTTATTTAAGGTGTATTGGGAAAGATGGGAGTCGCAACCGCAAAACATATCTATCGTCGATCGCGAAGAAAGAAGACTAAAAATGCTTGGATACGAGGGTGATATGCACAAAAAAATGTATAAAACGGTTAGATATTACCTTAAAAACAAATCTCTGGAGAAAAAAGAGCCAAAGAAGAGGAGGAAGTATGTCACTCTTGATAAAGAATTTCTGGAGAAGATGGACGATCACATTCTACAAGTGGCCATTGTGCAAGATTTGAAACCAGCTCATGCCTTCAATAATTTTACATCTCTATCTGATAATACGAGGTTAGTTGATGAACAAATAAAAACAATGATGAATAATGATATGACGGAAGTCCAAGCTGGTAATAAGATTAAGAAAACCTATAAAAACCGCTACTACCTCCAGCAGAAAAACTAACTTTGAGGTAGTAAACATAATTTAACTTATTATTATATATATAAGTAATGAATGATATTTTTAAAGGTGGCAAAAAATTGGCAGAAGGTGGGTATGGATGTGTTTTTCATCCTGAAATCAACTGCCAGGGTTTAGAGACTGATAATATGCAATATGTATCAAAAATCCAACAAAAAGATTTCAGTGCAGAGAATGAGATTAAAGTTGGAGAGATAATCAAAAAAGGGGTGGAAAATATGCCAGGAAAACCGCTTATTAATAATTTTGCACCAGTTTTAAGTAGTTGCCCTATAAGCATGAGTCAATTAAAAATTCCTGATATAGGAGAATGTAGGGTTCTGCATAAAATAGATCAATCAAATATGGTATTATTAAAAATAAGATTTATAGATTCAACTGATTTTGACAGTTATATTATTGAAAATAAAAATACGAGTGCTATATTATTAACTTTAATTTCAGCATTTAATCATTTATTGAAATCATTAAAAATTTTAGAAAAGGTCAAGGTGGTACAATTTGATTTAAAAGGTCAAAATATTGTTTTTGATACTAAGAAACTACAGCCTATAATTATTGATTTTGGTCTTAGTCTTCCTATGGAAAATGTTAATAATGAAACACTATTAAACTATTTTTATATATATGCCCCCGAATACTATGTATGGCCTCTGGAAGTCCATTATTTAAATTTACTTTTGCATATTAATCCAGAACCTTCTAGAGATGAAATTAAAGACTTGGTAAATGCCTATGTTAAATCCAACTCGGCATTGGATGGATTTTCTATAGCATTTAAAAAAGACTTTTCTACTGCTTGCGAAGATCAATTGATGTACTATAATCAAATGCCGCTTACAGATCGAAAAAATTATATTTTAAGATTCTGGAATACATGGGATAATTACAGTTTGTCTATTATTTATATTAAATTTATCTATTTTATTATTCGTTCCAATGACAAAAGTATATTTAAAAACGGATTTGTTAGATATTTTACTGAATTATTATTAATAAATATTCACCCAGATCCGACTAGAAGAATGACATTAGAAAATACATTAGAGCAATTTAATAAATATTTGTATAATAATCCAATAGATAAAGCTGATAGTTTCCAAGATTTAACTGAGAGTTTTCTTAAAAACAAAAAAAGTGTAAATAAGGAATTAAAGATGAATAGCCGAAGAATCAAGACCTTAACAGAGAAAACCATTCGCGCAAACAGACTACCTAGAACCGAAAGAAGATCCGAAAATAGATAATTATATAATTTCAATAATTTGATTATATAATTAGTTGTTCGTCATTGTATGTAGCACCCCATTCATCACCCTTTTTATCGACGTTTGCGTTTGCGAGATTTACGTCTAGTTTTACGTTTTTTGCGTCTACTTTTCTTACGTTTAGACTTGCGTTTTCTTTTACCGCCCTTAAATACATTACATCCGCTCGGCGATGATCCACACGCATTTAAGTCAGCTTGTGTTACTGAACCACTTCCACTTCTTGCAGGCAAGGTGCACGCCGCTCCATCAAAAATAGACCCGGCATTACCTCCTTCTGTAGTAGCCGGCGCAGCCGGTCCAGCATCTGTCGCTATATCGTGTTCACCACCGCTTTGCTTTTTACGACCCTTGTGTTTACGTTTTTTGTGTTTACGTTTTGTAGAGTGACGTTTCTTGTGCTTTTTGTGTTTCTTAACAGCTGCGGTAGCAGGGCTTTTTTTATAGGTTTTGCTCGCCATCTTTAAAATTTCTTTTAAAGATTTACCCTTGTTTGCAGCACTTACTGATTTTACGTGAGTCATCCATGCATTTACCATTATATAGTAAACACAGAAATAAAATTGATACTAAAGATGAAGTATATATTTATAGTATTAATACAATGATCAACCCCGTCCTAACGCGGTATTTATATATATATGACGAAGTTTGCTTGTCTCTTCAACAATCTTTATTATCTAAAACATCATTCGATGAAGTTGTGTTTTGGTCAAGTGAATTATTTTATAGCGGATATACCAATAAATTATGGAATTTAATTTACAAAATGTACTATAACTTTTATGCAATAACATATCCTAAATATGAAAGGAAAATAAATAAACTATTTCAAACTCCAACCTTAAAATCTATTTTAAATTGTTTGTGCATTTTATACTATAGTAAAATCAATACTGATGTATTTAAACTATATCATATACGTCCTAAACTACCTACGAAATCTTATATTGAAACCCCCGTATGGTTAATTGAAATGAATATTGACAAAAAATATACAAATTTCTTGATAGCTTTGCATAAAACCCATTATATAAATATGATGTACTATATGAACGGTTTTGATGATTATAAAGAAATCTATAATACGGTTAAAAGATATTTTCGCGAAGTTCAAGGTATGCCATTGAATGATAAATCTTGGGACTATGTCAAATATGCAGATATTAGGCATCTTACAATCGCTTTAATACTATATTTAAAACACGATGATTCAAATATAACTAAAAAGAGTATATTCAGAAAATATTCACACGATAAATATATTGATCAGATTGAAATGGATAATTGCGAAGTTGGCAATAAATATAAAACATTACCTTCACGTTTAAGGTATCAAATATCTGACAAAATAGGATGTTTCAAATTAAAAAGAGAAAATTTAAACTGTTCAGTTCCTAAAATGTTGTGGTATCATTGGGAATATTTCGCTTACAATTGTCCTTTATGGAAAAAGCGCTTCGATAAATATAAAATTAGAGTTGATGATAAAGCAAAAAAAATAGAATTTGAAAATGTAGACGAGGAGGAGGAATTTTATGAACACTGGTATTATGAACCGGACGAGCAAACAAAAGAGGTACAAGAAAGGATTACTTTGAATATACCAAAGATGTGTATTTTAGATTGGTTAAACTTGGTAAAAAATTGATTTATAAATAGAATGGATATTTATCAGTAAACAAATCATGGTGAAAAATAAGAAAGGTGGTAGCGGTCATCGCAAACAAGCAAGTAAAAATTCAAAGCCGATTATTCAGGCTAGAATTAGGCTAGCAAAGGACGATGATGAAACTTATGCATTAGTAGTTAAATTAAATGGGAATAGTATGTGCGATGTGCTTTGTAATGATAAAGAAATTAGGCTATTGCAGATAAGAAAAAAATTTAGAGGTAGAAATCGAAGAGACAATAACATAGCATCGGGCACAATGTTAATGGTCGGGCTTAGGAGTTGGGAAGTTAGAAAACCGGGGAAAAAACAAAAAGTGGATTTGTTATATGTTTATTCTCGAGAACAAGTGGATGTATTAAAATTAAACTCATGGGCTCATAAAGTTAAGCATATATTTCCACCTGATCAACAACCTGAAGAACAGGAAGATATGGGTGGATTTGACATAACTAATACCGAAACTTGGGAGGATAAACTTGATGAAGAAAATATGAAATTGGAAAACGTTAAAGTATCAGTAGGAGATGATAAAGAAGAATTTGATTTTGATGATATTTAATCATTATTGGAATCGTTTGTATTATTTGTTGACATTCTTAGACTTTCCATTATCGCAACCTGGAGTTCTTCTTCTTCTTCTCTTTGGATGCGTCTTCCCATTAAACTTAATATTGTATTTCTAGGGGGTCTGGTTATTATTCTAGATGGGGTTAATCTATTAAAACTACTATCTCTAATTGTACTTAATAAATTCTTTTTGATTTCTTTTGATTGCAATGGTTCTCTACATACCGGACAAGAGGCGTTCTCTTTTTTTAACCATTTAATAATAGCATCGGGTTCAAATATATGACCACAAGGTAATTGAGAGACCTTGTCACCACTGCTGAAATCATTTAATGTCATGGGACAACTATCATTAGGAAAATTGTCGGTTTTAAATACTACAGTTTTAATATCTTTTTCACCTTCTTTAGTTAGTACCTTTTTATATATATCTTGACTGGGATCCATTAAAGATTGTTGTAGTATAGAATTTATATTACGCCTTCGACTGGTATAAGGGGTTGGTGGTGTGAAAAGTTGAGATATAAAATCGCTATAATCATTATCTAAGTCGTTTATTGGATTTGTGGAAGGGATCGTATGATTAAATAAAGTGTTTGGTCCCGATCTTCTAGATCGACGGGTTCTATTAATAGGAAGAATTGGATTTGAAATATCGGGTTCCAATTCATTTATTATATTTGTAATGGCTTCTCTTATATTATTAGGAGCGCTATCTGGATTTATATTAGAAGTTAAATATCTTAATAAAAAAGATGCGGGTGTTTCATTTATTTGTGCATTATTGCTTATATCCGTCATTGATAATTATATTATAATACTATTTTTATTTTGTTTTTCAAAATAGTATTATATCAAATTTATTTCTTTAATTGGTAATAGTATTCATAAAGATCGTTATCTAGAATATCGTATCTTTTATTATTGAGAATGTCTTGAAGCATTCTTGCGGGGGTAAATTCTTTAAGACCATTCACTCCTTTATCAGATAGTGTATTTAGCAAAGTTGACGAATATCCCGACATCATGGTAACATTTTTCTGAGTACTTAAGACTGGAAACCCATTTGTTTTTCTAAGATTCCACATTAAAATATGAGGAACTGGATAAACTACTCCAAATTTGGATTTCAACCCAGCTTCTTGAAATTTGATTGATACGTCATCATAGAGCGTATTAAGATTTCCAGTACCACAATAATCAATTTGCATGTCCGAAAAGATACCAAGAATCAAATCCTCTACGGATGATGGAGGAATATCATTTTTAATAATTACATCCAAAATCAAGTCAAACATTGCTGCAATATTTGTACTACCCGACCAATTGGGATCAATTCTAATACGCTTGGCTTTTTCAACAAAAGTAGATTTATCATTCAAAGTGATCCACTGAGGCTTCGTACTAAATGTCATAACGCGATGTTTAAAAGCGTCACTTGTTACCTCTGAGCACCTAATACCAAGACCCACTGCATTATAAATTGGAAGTCCCTCATCGCATTCCATCGATCCCGAAGTATCAACGCACGCGATCATATTTCCCAAACCTTTGTTATTATCTTTATTGGATTCCCATTGTAGATTAATTCTGTCCACTTCCGCGGTTTCATTTTGATTCACCAAACAAGCATCTTTAGTAAGTTCTCCCACATTGCACCTGCGCCCGTGCACTTTATGATTTTTCGGATCAGACTTTGCCGCCTCGAGATGTGATACATAATTGCTAGCGCAGTTAACTCGGTCATCATTCATGCTTCGTTGTTCTCCCTTTTTAGTTTTATTAGCAAAGGCTCTGCTCTGTTTCCTCATAGTACAGGATGTTACCGAATTAAATTTAATATTAGACCAATCCCCCGATGCCTGTTTACACTGTGTCGTCTCAAGATATTTATTAAGAGTAACAATAATTTTAGTAAAATGAATTTTGCATTTGATAACTGCTCTAGAATACGCATCCCTGGATTTTGCGGTAATAAGATATTGATTGAATCTTTTCTTTGCGAGGATCGCATGAACCCATCCCTCCCTTGATTTCTCCCTGGGACACCACTTTCCAGCAAGAGATAAGATAGGTTTCTTCTGAGTTTCATCTTTTTTCCATTCCTCGTATTGCGAATAATCATTTTCTAGAGCGTTCAGTAAAAGATTTGTAACAAACTCGATTAGTGGATGGTCTTCTCTACCAGTTTTTTCTTTGAGGTATTTGCATAGGTACTTAACGTCTTTATATGATCCGTAAGGATGTTCCGCATCGCCTACTACAAGAAATCGAAAGAATGCAGACGCTGCCAGATCCGCGTAACCCGACTCATAGAATCCGTATATCTGCATAAATGCCAGCTGTTGCTCTCCTTTTCCGCTGACAATATCTCTTGTCTGACCGATTAATTTATACATTGTTATGAATTGATTTTTAAACTCACGTTCTTTACCTTTAATTTCATGAAGAATTGCTCGATGCTGGCACTCTAAATCACTATGATTATTGCTTCTAACAAGCTGGAAGAAGAACTGTACTATTTTTTCGTCAATATTATGTGACCAACCGTGTTCAACGTGACCATTCTCTCCAACTTGCTTGGGGGTGTGATTATCTAATCCGTGAATAAGTGATGCCATTCGTGTATTCTAGTATTCTGTGGATTCCTTTAAGTCTCTTTTATTTTTCGTCTTTCGATTGTTCAATTTTTTCTTACTAATGTAAATTTTTTTTGTTCGATTATTGAATGATTTCCAACTTTGATGATACACGATGTAAAGACTATTTATATTATGGAATAAATTTATTGAATCATCAAACTTTAATGTATCTATTTTCTTTTCAACAGTCAAAAAATTTAGTTTATTATCGTCTCTCATATATTTTGGTATTTCATCGGGCTCCATAGTAATATTCCATTTTAGAATAGAAATTGGTCTGTATTTGGTTTTATTATGAAACATATTTTCTTTAATTATTTTCATCAAAGTCTCTTTATATATAAGCGAATTGTTCAGAGGACACATGCTTTTTTTAATATGAAACAGGTTATTAGTATTATCAACATAAAGTAAAAAAACTCGAACACTTTCTATAGGATCTTTATAAAAATCTTTATATATTTCTTCATCTTCTTCAAATTCTTTAATCCAACTTGTATCTATTTCTTCCATTACTATAAGTTTAAATTTTTAACAATGAATTTAAACTTATTAATTATCCCAAACTTGGAAATTGATCCTCGCCCATTTTGTCCAAATGAAATTCAGGCGGTGGTGGTGGTGGTTTTTTTTTGGTAAACTTCATAAAATTGGATCCGCCTTTAAAATTTTTGTTTCTATCTACAAAAGAAGGGGTCTCGCCGAATTGTAAACTGTAATTAAATGTCTCACCTCTCCGAAAATTTCTACTTGTTTCAGGCTGTGAATTTCTGGAAAATGCATTATTTTTTTTCCTAAATGGATCATCCTCATTATCATTATCTGACATAAACCTATTTCCTTGATCATCTTCACAAATATCTAAATTTGCCCACCTATCGCTTTTTTCAGGTTCATGTTCATTTGTTTTTTTGATAGTTTTTTTCATAAAAGGATTATTAGTCGTGTCATTCGTGTCATTCGTGTCATTCGTGTCATTCGCGTTCATCATATTCGTATTGTTATTAATATCCATGTTAATATTCTTTGTTATATTCAATTTTACGCTATCCAGGTTCATTTATATATTATAATGTAAATATTTAAGTGCCTTTACATAAACAAATTGACTTAAAGATATATAACCAAAAATATATGTCTCCTAACAGCTATACTTTTCTTATTAAAAAAAAATTTGCCTAAACACTTTATAGTGACATTATATGGGCTTACAGGAGACAGCATTAAATTGATTCTTTTATGGTGTGTTTACAATGTTATAAAAATGAACTCAAATCCGAGTATATGTATTCCGAGAATTGAATCAGTTATTAATAAAAGAATTATTAATTCTACTTTCAAAAATTTTGGTGAAGTAGAACGGATTGACATTGTTAATTCTGGTAAAACATCTAGAAAAGCGTTTGTTCATTTTAAAAGTTGGAATTCGCAAAATTCCAACTTTTCACGATTCTTGTCACGTTTGAATGACGGGGAAACCGTAAATTTAGTATATAGCTTTCCATGGTACTGGCAGTGTCGTAAAAGTAATCTACCAAAACCGCAATTTATTAGTTGACTATCGAGCGTTCAATATTAATCGATATACAAAATATTTTTACTTTTTCAAAAAATTGAAGTAAAAATATGGCACTAAAGAAGTAGTAATCTTACACAATATATAGCATTTTACCAAATCAAATACAAACATAATGTCTTCTTCTACTAGTTCTTCTTCTGCCGGATCGTCTTCATCCTCTTCTTCCACCAATGTTGCCAGCAATGCAACATGCAATTCGGATCCAGTTAATGGCGTCAGTCTTTGCATTCCGCGGGTCTTCAACAACATTGGATGGCGCCGTATCAAACAGACCTTTGTCGATCTTCGATGGGGCTATGTGGACCGCGTTGACGTGATCTCTCTAGGCAAAAACAAGCGTGCTTTTGTCCATTTCGCGCCAGGGCGCTGGAATACTCGTGACCAGGAGGCAATGGAGGCTCTTAAAGCTCTTCAAAATGGCGATGAGGTCAAGGTGCTTTACGACGAGCCTTGGTACTGGAAGATCAGTATCAGCAAGTCTGCCAAACCAGATGAGTCACCCAAGCCGCGTACTCGTCCAACCACTACCATTG